TCAAAACTTTCGCTTATCCATTCTGAATACCTTACCCATTGCTTTGTGTTTTTGTTGTAAACAGAACAACTATTACCCCTTCTAGCTTGTGTGGTTGAATAAAAGAATCTGTTTTTTCTTACATATTTATGAGCCCTTCCATATGACAAAGGCGTTAAGTCTCTACTAGTAAATACTTTTATATTTTTAATTGTAGCCTTTTCTTTAGCTTTTCGTCTTGCTTGTTCGTCTTTAATTTCTTGTTTCAACGATTTCAACCCTGCTGTTGACATATCTTTGATATTGTTCATTGTTACTCCTTATTTTGAGGTTTGTTATCCAGAGCAAGAACTATCTTGGCTCTTGCGACTTCTAAAACTTTTGTGAACTTAGGTGCATCAGCGTCAACCTTTTTTATAATTGTATCAATAGTATCAACCAAATCACCCATAGTCTTGATAGGCAGTAGATAAAATTCGTCATTCTCCCAGATAAGCAGAGACTCCTGAACATCCTTTAAATCACCTATGTATCGGTCGTATATCTCAAATAATTCAGTTTCTATATCAGTAGTCATAGGCATCGATCTAACAAGCAATATCAATTTATTTATTGCTGTTGTCATCTTTTCAAGTTCAGCCTTTGACAACTTAGACTTAACAACTTGTGGCTTCTCCAACTCTTCAGCCCTGCAAGCTATGAGGGTTTTCAAACCTGTTATCTCGTTTTTTAAATCATCATTTAAGTCGGCAACCATGAAATACTTATTTTCGTAAGCTAGTGTCAATTCTTCTGACCTTTTGCAATGCTCAAAGATGTCATCTTTTTCTTTATTCACTTCGTATATTCGTTTTCTCAAATCAGAAACCAGTCTGTTCCTTCTTCCTACTATATTCCAGTTCATAACTGCCATACATGTAGTACAGACAAAAAATACAAACAATACTATTGATATTGTCATTAGTTGTATCGTTAATTCATTCATTTTTATCCTTTATTTATGTTTCATTTGTTGTTCAATTTCTCTATAATTGCAGTACCAGATAACACATTTTCTAACAAATGGTGCTGGTTTCATAATTTCACGACTTCCCATCTCTATTATCATTGCATATTCTTCATCCGAAAAACTTGCATGAACTCTCTTCGTAAGTCCTTGCGTCTCCATTTCTTCTGTCATTTTTATTTCCTTTTCTGTTTAAGATTGCCAACACCTTACTACATCCTCTCTTTTTTGTCAACAACTATTTGTAACTATTTGTTACTTTTCTTTTTCTACGATTACATAGCCTTTGTTTAAAGGGCAATCATCTTCCAAATCTTCATAGGGAAACAATTCTATAGCCTTGAGTATCCCTAAGTTAATCCCGTGATATTTGACAGCAACCTGTTTTATGTGAGTTGATCGAATCGTTTTGTTATTCTTTTCTATTTCATGCAAGACTCTGTCTGAAAACTTTTGAATTATCTCTTTTGTATTCATTTTTCACTTTTCTTTTTCTGTCTCATATTTTTGTATCTGCCTGTCCAGTATTTTATAGTAAACAAGTAGAATAACAGTTAAAACAAAAAGCCCCATAGTTATAACAGATAATGCTGTTAATACATTTATTTCTATAACACTCATATCGCTTCTCACTTTCTTTTTAACGGCTGCGCTACTGGTGGAAAACAATTGCATCCACTAACGAAGTCATCGTAGCCAGTTTGTCTGTTGTATTTACTCCTTATCATCGTTCCCTGTTCGTCAGAACCAGAGATTACAGAACCACCGCCACCTCTCAATTCCAGTTTTCCAGTCTTGCAAACTTTGCCTTTTACCAAATCACTCTGAACGAACGCTAAGGGGTGCTTACTGCACAAACCACATTCACCACCTCCTAGTATAGGGTCGGGTGTAAACAACGCTCCACAGGACGCACAGGTGTCTTGTCCTTGATTGTAAGCACAAACCAAGTTGTCGTGAAGTTCGACAATTCGTTTTCCTTCTTTCGTGTTAGAATCAGATTCTTCTTTTTTAAGTAGTTCAGTCATTCTGTCTTCAAACCACTTCAATCTCTTTTCTTGTCTCTCTGTCAATTTCATTTATCTCTTTCCAGTCATTTTTAGAATTTTAGCAAATCTTCGCCCTATTGTATCTTTCCAATCGAAGAACGAATTACACTCGTAACAATAATATTGTTTAAGAACTACAAGAACTAATTTCTTGCCACATTCTTTGCAATATCTCGTTCTCTTAAACATTTTCATTTTCAAACTCCAGGTACATGTTTAATAATTCCAGCAGTATTTCATCAGTTACAATTTCTTTATTCATTTTGTTCCTTTGTATTTACTGGTGTTGTTTCCTTCATTTTATTTCCTTTGGTTTAATATTCTATTAATGTTTTGTTTATGTGATCTTCTTCCGCTTTTTCTTCTTCGAGTCTTTGTTTTATATATTTTTCGTTTTCGAAACTAATTTTTGTTCTCTTTTCCGTTACAAGTTTCTCGAAATCCTCTTGCCATTTACCCTCATGCAACCATCCGTAAGTTTCAGTCCAACCTCGTACGCCACCAGTAACGCCATAAACAATAACAGCTCCGTTGTTAATACAACAGTTTCCGTCACCGTTAGGTTTTGCAATTTCCCCTTCTTTTAATATTTGAATCCTAAAAGTTCGACCACGAGCGTGATTACCTGATGTAATATATAGTTTTCCATACTGACCTGTTTTAAACAACAACGCATATTTTCTTGCACCCTTCATAACATCCCCTTTATTTTATAAACCCAAAGATCCACAGTCACAACAAAACGCTGGGATCAATCCTTCTCTTATTCCTAAATCACTTGCACTTAACATAATTATTCTACTTCCTGTTTTAGTATGTTCACATCAAAAAAACCATCTTTAATCAATTTTTTTGAATATTCTTGGTCCTGTTCAAAAGTTGTATGTTTTAGCGACTGCAACAAACAAGCAGTTTTGACTCTTCCGTTTTTGCTGTTAACTTTTGATGCCGATATTGTTGTTAATACTTTCATGCTATTTCTTTCTCTCTGTTGATTTCTTCTTTTGTTTTAATTTGCATCAGTTGACCGTTGCCACTTTCGATTATTCCGGCACTTGCAAGGTGCTTTTTTATCTCTGTTACTCCGTCAAGGTTCCATACTTGATTAACTCGATCAAGTCCGCCCTGTCTGTCAATTAGTTCATTTAATGTCATTTTACCGCCTTGTCCAGTAATTCAATTACTTTTTTGTCGTTGTCCTGGATATACGCCATAACCAATTTGTGATCTGTCATAACTGATATATCCAAACCTCTTTTTTCGCACTCTTCCCTTATTTCGTAATAGTACATTTTTTACTTCCTTAAACCCCCCTTTTCAGGGGGCGGTTTGTTTTTATTGTTTAGTTATTAACACCAAATAGATCTAAATTTTTCAATATCTTTAGATGCTGTTTCAATCATATTATCAAGTGCTTTTATTTTGCTGTCAGTCACAACATTACAGCTAACACCTGATATATAAACAAGTTGCTTATTCCATATATCAACATATTGACCGTCAAAATCAATATAGATGTTATACGTATACATGCTTGCGTTTCCGTCAGCTTTTCTGCATTCGTATTGCTCCATTTCTTGCTTGTTGGGTAATTCAATGTCGTATTTCTCGCCGTTGAAATCCGCGGCTATAATTTCTCCGTTTAGAATATTAGCTAGCTTGTTTAGCTTTTTCCATGTATTTGTTGATATGTTCATTTTCAAATGCTCCCGTCTAATTTTAAGATTAATAATATTACCGCTGCCGTGACCGTTGCGACCTTTACAAAGTTAATTGTAAATTCTATGTACTTGTTTCTCATGCTTCGCCTTCCGTTAATGTTAATAATAATACCTTGCAAGGCTCGACCGTTCAAGCCTTGCCGGGTGTCATTATCCCCAGAGTTTAATCGCTGCTTTGTGTTTCTTTGTCGCTTCGTTTAGTTCCTTTTTTGCATAGGTTAGACTATAAGAATGTTCCCGCTTTGCAGGATTTTCTTTATAAAACAGATGTGCTTTTTTCTTGATTTGTACTTGGACCTCGTAATAATCAATACTTTCAGGCATTGACAAATTTATATCATTGGCTTTGCTCTCCCAGTATTCCGCCCTTCTCTCGTGTTCTTCTGCTTTCTCTGACATTTCAACGCTCTTGTTCATTGCGTTATGACTGCGCTCTATTGCTCTCCTGTGCTTCTTCTCGCTGTGGTGTCCTACTAATATAGGTTGACCAAAAGGAATACCATCAACTGCGCTGTGTGAAGCCTGAAAAGCTGTATTGCTCTTATTTTCTGCTGATGCTTTCCAGGTGTTATACTTTTCAGCTTTCGCCTTTGCTCTCTCCTGGACGTTGTAGCCGTCCGCCCTGATTATTGAATAATAAAACAAGCCGTTTCTTGATGCGACCAAGTTGTAAACTTCGCACTCGTGTTCATTTCCGTATTTTGTTTCAAGTGTTATAATCTCGCCTTTTTCGTGTTCTTCTGTACATTCAGCACAAAAGACATTTGGACAATATTTTTTATATACATTCATTTTGTTCTTTCTTGTTTGTTTTCTACCTTATTTTTTAGGTGGTTAAAAAATGCGTTGCCTTGAGTTAAATTTGCCGTTCTTTTGAATTTGATTTGTGTTGCGTAATCGTGCAGCACACATTTGTTATCAAAAGAAATTTGGCAATATTCTTTTTCAAAATCTACACCTTGCTTAATTAGTTCACTTTTGATTAGTTCTTTTGTGTTCATTTTTATTTCTCCAATTTGTTTATTATATTATAAGCATCTTCGACCCACGCATAAAGAGGAGCGCCGGCGTCAAGGTCTTTGTCTTCTGCAAGTATAAGAGCAGATTTTGCAAGCCCTTTTATAGCTTCCAATAGTTCAGGTGCTGCCGCTGCTATTTCTCCGTTTTCCTCATGGTTTAAAGCATTGTCCCAGCTGTTAAGTGACGCAATCCAATAGTTCTCAGGTACCGTTCTTATTGTCATTGTTTCTTTTTCAAATATCCATTTCATTTTGCGCCGCCTTTTCTGTTTGTTGTTGTTGTTTAAAATTCATTTTCTAAAATCTGCTCTAGTGCGTCCCACCCGTTTTTATGTCTTAAACCGTCTACTACATTTATATTTTCAAGTGCTATGTTTGGATTAATTTTCAGCATACCACACAAAAACTCAAAATCATCTCTTGTAACTGGTCTATGATAACCGTTGACTGGTGGATAGTGTATCATTGTCTTGCTTTCTTTTTGTGTTAATAATTCGACTCAGGCCATATGCTAGCATTTGAGACTGCTTTTGAGGCTTCGTCTAATGACTTGCCTTTAACTAATTCGGTGACTTCATTCTTAACTTGTTCTGTTTGTTTAAAGTTCATTCTGTTTCCAATCTCTTCAAGTTTGCTTTCATCATTGCTATGTCATCTCTAAGATCATAGTTATTAAAGTGACCTGTAGTGATTTTGTATTCCGCTATCTCAATTTCCTGTCTTATGCGTACTTTAATGTTCATCGTCTCGTCTCCATTGTTGTTAATAATTCGACTCAGGCCACTAAGTTAATGACCTGAATTGAGTTGTTAAGCTATTTTAATGATTTCTTTTGATTTGTTGTCAGTCAATGTTTTCGTTTTGAAGTCAATGTAGCCATCGTAACAATCTCGTTGCTCATCATCCCATACGTTATTATTGATAAACATGCCATCATAAACCTCTGTATTCTTTGCATTATAATTGAAACCGTATCCGCGGGCGTGCGGTGCATTCAGACAATACATGCCGCCGCAAACGTTTAAAGCATCTTTTATTACCTTGTGACTAATAAATTTAGTTTTCATGTTGTAACCTTTTCTGTTGTGCTTCGGTCTCTATTGCCGTTGCTGTGTAGATAGTAGCAATGTGCATGCCAACTATCCCAAAACACCCAAACTATTTTTATTTATTTATTAAGTCGTTTATATCAAGCTCTTTACAAAAGCATAATAATCTGATATGTTTCGCAATGTTACCAAATGTTTGCCGTATCCTTGTCATTTCTGATAATTGAGAATGTCATATCTGATAAAGTATCATTATCTTGTCGTTATGTGATTATGTTGCTACTATCCTATTGTAAACCAGTGTTTTAAATGGGTTGACAATACTCTACGGGCTGTTAATAACCTGTTAATAACTTTTGCTTAATATCTTATAATCCTTTGACATACAACAACTTAGCCCCTGTTAATAACCTGTTAATAACCTGTTAATAACTCTAGTGTGGTAGATTAAAACAACCATTTAGCCCTGTGTTTCTATGCGTACGTGTGGCCAAATCAAAAGCGTACGTGTTTAGGGAAAGGGATCATGCATTGATACATCATTATTTGGTTATTATGCACCTCTTGACTACCCAGGCGTGACAATAGCGCGACAATACAAGGCACACTAAACAGCCAAGGCACTGCACACAAGGCACATACAACTAATAGCCAGTCGGGTGGCCCACCCACTAGCACACCAACACACCAAATTCATAGATATATAAAGCCAAAATCTTTTATCCAATCCATAGATATATAAAGCCAAAATCTTTTATCCACCCCCTACCCTATATTTACGTTTATACATATATTGAATACCTCTGTGTCCAGTCTTGAGTTTTGCCCAAAAGTGCCCCTAGCAAGAATCGTGCCAATGGATAAAATAATGATAAGAATCTACAAGAAAAAGGTTAAGAATCAGATATTCAGAAAGTTGATATTGGGGTTAAATCGGTCTAAAATTTGGCAGTGAAAATGGGCGGTTATGAGTGAAGACAAAAGGGTAGATTTACAAAAACTTAACAATTACCGAATTGTCGATACTCATGGCGCCACACCCTTTTTTCGTAGTGTGTGGGAACAACGAGAAATCACTAGTTGTGTGGGAGGCGTTTTATGGAGTAAATAAATAAAGTGTAAAAGTGGAAATATAGAGAAAAAAGACGTTTTTGGGGGGTTTGCAAAGTGTTTGTAGTTAATGGATTATAGCGACGGTATGGCGCCACACGCACACCCCCTCTCTAAGGAGAGATATAAATGTGTGGGAATAGTTTTGTATTGTGAGACATAAATAAAAAGTGACCGCTACGCTTTTTTATTTAAGGCTTACACAATCCAAACCAAAACGTAGAAAAATTTTTAGTAGAGAATTGAAGAATAAAAAAAATAAAAAAATAATTAAAAAAGTGCTTGACTTTTTTCAGTGATTTTGATATGCTTGTTTTAAATTAAGCGAGAACTCACATTCTTGATAATTAATGAAGCCTTCAGAAAATGATGTTATGTGAGAGCTGGAAAGAGATTTCTGGTTGACATCGTTTTCTGGAGGTTTTTTTTTGGAGTAACAAAATGACGGTACCTCAAACAGTATACATGAGAAATCTTGCAGACAATCAGCTTTATGGTTACGCTATGGCAACGAAAGGAGTTCCTTTAGAAGAATTAATCGAGAGTATGAATTTGACTTCACAAGAATGGCAAAAAATAAAAAGAACAACATGTTCATCAAGCGTAAAAGAACTTAATGTGGAAATTGAAAATTACTTTAAAAAGAAAGTCGCAAAAGAATGACAAGTGTAGAAGAAAAAATGGACAAAAGGTTTTTGAGAATTATTTTGAATTGTCAAAATGCTAGAAATAGATATCCAAATACTTATGAAGCTAAGTACAAAAAACAGAGGGATAAGTATTCAAAAGAAATCATCGAAAACAATCTTATCGAGAAGTGTGGTGAAGAGGTGTATTTCGCAAGGCAGTTATGCATGGCCAATGACTTAGAATATAAACACAAGGAGTAATAATTATGAGTATAATTGATGACATGAAGAGGTTGGACACGATGGAAACAAGTGTGGCAAAGTTAGAATCTAGAATCAAAGAATTAGAACATGAGAATTATCTGAAAGAAATAAGACTCGTTAGACTTGAACGCTGGAAAAAGAATAACAGCAGGTCTCACAAGAAGAAAGTTTTGTTCACGCCTAAAGACTGGTGTCTGCATATTAACAATTCTAGTAGTGAAGATAAGCTTATGGATTTTTTGATTGAACAAGGAATCATTGAAAAGATTATGAGAGCTTGTCTCTGTATTGGCTATAAAACAACGTTGAAAGAATTTGAAGGAAATAACATAATGATTGCCGGAAAGTATTATGCAAGGTTCCCCGCATCGTTCTACGAAGGACTTGATTATGAATGATTTTAACACAAACACAGAAAACAAAGATGAGTGGCTTACACCTCCATACATCATTGAAGCAATCGGACCATTTGATTTGGATCCATGTGCGCCGATTGTCAGACCATGGTCGACAGCGACAAAACATTACACAATCAAGGATGATGGATTGAATAAAGATTGGAGTAATACCAGAGTTTGGTTAAACCCTCCTTACGGCAGACAAACATTTGAGTGGATAGAAAAACTTGCTGAACATCGCAAAGGAATAGCATTGATATTTGCTAGAACTGAAACAAAAGGTTTTCATGCTCAAATCTGGGAAAAAGCAGATGCAGTTTTCTTTTTTAAGGGCAGATTGAAATTCTATCATGTTGATGGAACTCAAGGTGGATGTGCAAATGCTCCAAGTTGTTTGGTGTCCTATTCAAACTATGATACTTTTTGTATTAATGCAGCAATTAATGCAAAGCTTATAAAAGGCAGATTAATAATACTTTAATTAACGGTGCTCTTCTCTTAACCCAGAGCCCCCCGCGTTTCTCGGTGCAGGGAAAAATGACTATGACGAAAGGAAAATGAAATGAGCAAGGGTTCACGGAATCGGACAACCGACCGGCAAGCTTACGAAAATGCCGACTACTGGAAACATTTGCCGACCCCGTGCCCTGATTTTAAGGAAAAAGTTCGTAAAAATATAATCAAAGGAACAAAAATAAAAAAATAATTAAAAAAGTGCTTGACTTTTTTCAGTGATTTTGATATGCTTGTTTTCAAATGAAAGTACTGTCTCAAAACAAGTATGATTCAAATTAAATGAAGCCGTACAGTTTTAGCATGTTTTGAGAGTCTTTGTCGAAAGGTAAAGATTGTGCTAAGACTGTATGGCTTTTTTTTTGGAGTAAACGTTATGAACGAGATTGAAGAATTGAAGGAATTAGTTGAGAAGCTAACATTAAGAATTGTTAAACTTGAGCTTTGGAAAAGAAAAAGTCGCCAAAAGACTCCAAAGAAAAAGGATTCATATACACCGTTTGATTGGTGCAAATATATTGGGAAGCCTGATGACGATGTAAATCTTGTAAAATATTTACTTAAACGAGGAATGATTGAATATGTTCTGGTTGATGGTATGATAGTAGGCTATAAAACATCGTCGGAAGAGTTTAAAGAAAATAACATGAAAGTTGCTGGAATGTATTTTGTAAGGTTCCCAGCATCGTTCTACGAAAAACTTGATTATTACTGGAGAATTTGAATTAACGGTGCTCTTCTCTTAACCCAGAGCCCCCCGCGTTTCTTGTGCAGGAAAACGTGACTATGACGAAAGGAAAATGAAATGAGCAAAATTACAGACATGACAGATGAACAATTGAAAGACCGTATTTTCGTATCAGGTTTACATCTGGGATATTTGAATAATAAGATTGGTATGGACAACTATCTTGGACTGCCAATTGATAAACAAGACCGTGAACACCTGAATGATGAACTATGTGTAACAGGTGCTCTTTATCACGAATACAAACAAAGAGGGATTGAATGAAAACAAATGTGAAACTAAAATACAGACAATGTTGTTATTGCAATAGGATAGTTCCGTCAAGTTATAACTTTGTCGAACATATTAGAATGTGTAAGCAACAAAGTAAATACATAAAATGGCTTGATGGAGACAGAAGATGAAAACAGAAATCAAAGGGATTGTGCAGTCCGTAGAAACTATCTGCAACGACAAATATATAGTTATCGATGAAAACGGCTCAAATCGTTCTCTTACAATCGAACTTGATGTTAGTCAAGAGGACGATATTTTAAACAACTATAAAGTTGGTGATGAAATAACAATTATATTATCAGACAAGAAACTTTTGAAAGAAACAATAAATATTGGAAATAACTATGAACAAGATAACAGTAGCAACTATTAATGGTACTCTTCACACTGTAGATATTAATGATATTAAATTATCACCCGCAGATAATAATAAATATACTCGAGTAAAGTATTTTGATGTCGCATTTAGAGAAGGAAAAAACCAAGTTGTCGCCGCAAAAGAATATGACAGACTAGACAAATTGATAAAGGCAATCAAGAACAGCATAATCTAACTTTTTATTTTAATTCTTATGCTCAATTTGATGAGATTTATGTTGGCAAAAACGATGAATAGCATAAAATATACCAAAAAGTGAAGAAAAATGAGAATAATCGAAAATAGTTCTTGCTTTTTTTGTCAAATTTTGGTATATGTATGAATGTCTTAAACGAAACTATGTAGAAAACTTAAAACAAAGAAGAAAATTATTATGGGTAACACAAACAGAAAATGAAAACTCTTGGAGTGACAAAAAAAAAGGCAAAAAGTAGTAAGGCAAAAAGTAGTAAGGCAAAAAGTAGTAATACAAACAGAAGTGGTTCATTTACTAATGCTGGTGTGCAAAACACTCCAAAGCAAATTGATGCAGCAAGCCAAATACGTATAAAGGCAAGACGTAAACTTAAAGCTGACAAATTGAAGAAAAAGAAGTAACACTTTACGTCTGGCAGGGAAAGCTCAGGATAAGAAGCTAGCAGCAGCGAGGAAAAAGGGGAAAAACCAAAGGCTCCAGAAGGCTACGAATATTCTTCAGCTACGAATTGATTTACTAGGTTATACCGTTAGTTGGTTAGTTATAGTTACGTTCTCTGCCCTAGACCTCAAATCGTGAGAGGGGCAGAGTTTTTAAACGAAGGATTGAATGAACTTGGAAAGGATTGAATGAACTTGGAAAACATTGAAAAGGTTGATTATTTGCTTGAAGATTGGAACAAAATAAAAGTTTTGTTTGGTTTTAAAGAAGACTTTAAAAGTATTTCTTTTGATTTTGGATCTAGTACTATCAATTTTTCTAAGCATGATACTTTAACTAATTGCATTTTTAAAGCATTGACAGTTCGCAAGATTGAAATTGAGGAGGAACTTACGAAGTTATGAGTGAAACAATAATATATGAACCAGATTGCGGAATTAGAAAATACGAAGAAATAGAGAGAGAACTAATCAAAAACTTGAATAGACTTAGCAAAAGACGTTTGAATTATCAGTCAAGTTTTCTTCAAGCATCTAAATCATGGTCGTAAAACGAGGAGAAATGCAGAATGGCAGTGACATCTGTTGAGACAAAGAAGCTTTTGAAAGAGCATGGTTTGTGGCAGGATTTTTGTGATGAACGAGCAGACATGAGAACCGATGAAGCATCTGCAAAGGATATCGAAACTTTACTGTCATCTTATGTTGCAAAATGCAAAGGGCCAGAGAGTAAGAGCGTAAAAAAGATTGTAGTGCCTCCAGAAGTACTTGAGTTTTTACGAGGAAAGAAGGCTACTCCAGAGGAAATCTCTAGGTGGGTTTTAGAGAGTTTGATGTTTAGGCACACTGCTGTTGATTTGAAGAAAGCACCGGATGCCATAGCCTTAAAGTATTATGTTGATTGCAGAGAATCTCAAGCATTTTACATGGATTTTAAGAAGAACTTTGTAAACAAGAGTATTGGCCAAGGTCAAAAAGAGGACGAAAACAATTTTGATGGAAAAGACATTTGTGATTTGATAGATGTTCTTGTTGAAATGAACAAGGTTGCGAAAATGGAGGAAAAGAAAATACTAAGGGAAATAGATGATGGAGTTTAAATATGACCAGTATGTTCCTAAAACTTTATTTGCAAATTTAATCTTTCGTAAAATGATACTTGAGAAATGCGGTAAAGAATTAAGGTTCAGAGCTTTCATACAAAAAATCATCAGAGAGGATTATCTATTTTTCACAAACACTTTTGCTTGGGCCGAAAATCCTAGAAGTGTTGTTACCAGAATGCCGTTCATTGTTTATGACTACCAAGATGAATTTTTTAAAAATGAATGGAATAGGATATTATCAAAGGTGGATCCAGGTGATGCAACGATTGAAAAGACTAGAGATATGGGAGCATCAGTATGTATGATGACTTTGATATATGCTCCTTGGTTGTTGCTACCAAAGGAATCGCCATTTAGAGCTGGAGTTGTTTCGAGAAAGGAACCGTTGGTTGATGGAGCTGCCGGAAGTTTGTTTGAAAAACTTGATTATCTGCACGACAACATTCCAGGGTGGATGAAGCCATCAAAAGTTACAAGAGTGGTTTTAGCCTTTGTGAATGACGAAACAAAATCGACTATCAACGGTGAATCAACTAACAAAGATTTCTTTAGAGGGCCAAGACTGGATGTGTTTATTGGTGATGAATGGGCGGCGATTAACGACAATGATGCAGTTAGAGGTGATGGTGCTACCGGTGAGACCGCATACATTAGATATTTTGTATCAACTCACAAAGGTCCACTAACACAATTTAACATCAAGTGTAAGACTGCTGCATTTCTTTATCAGTGGCATTGGAGCTTGCACGAGGAAAAGAACAAGGGCTTGTACACGTCAAAGATGGATATTAATGGTGATTATGTTCTTAAAATCTTAGATACAAGCTACAGTGCAGTAGTAACCGTACTTAGGAGAGGCGTAAGGGGGTCAAAAAAGGTTAAGTTCCCCCAAGACTATCCTTGGATACTAGATGGAAAGAAAAGGTCTCCTTGGTATGATACAGCAGCTTCTAAGATGGCAGACGATAAAATGGTTGCTCAAGAGCTTGATATGGATGCAAGTGGTTCAGATCAGTTGTTCTTCTCAAAGGCAGTGATTGAAAAGAAAATCATGCTTGAGGGAATGTTACCACTATATCAGGGTGTTATCAAGGATAGCGTTATACAGGAAAATGAGAATGGAGAGTTGAGTTGCTGGTTTAACAATATCAACGAAGCTGGAAAGATAGACAAAGACTGGCTGTATGCTAGAAGATTTATTGTGAGTTCAGATGTATCGTTTGGTACAGGAGCTAGTAATTCGGTGGCAGTTGTTTATGATGCGGTGAGGAAAGAAAAGGTTGCAAGGTGGCAGTCACCTAACTATGACCCAAAGGATTTTGCAAGAATATCAGTGATGTTGGCGAAGATGTTTAATGATGCGTTCCTAATCTGGGATGCTACTGGTGTGGTTGGAAAGACATTTTCAAATGAGATTGAAGCTTTGCAGTACAGTAACTTGTATTACAGGAACGATACTGATGCTGGATTTTATTTTAACGATGATGCCAGAAGTGCATTATTGATGACATATAGGTATTCGTTGGGGCAAGACAAGATTACAAACAGGAGTATTGACGGATTAAACGAGTGCATGGAATTTATTATTGAGCCAGGACCAAAGATTGTTCATAGAGCGACTAAATTAATTAGCAATCCTACTGGTGCGAGAAATGCTCATGGTGATGAAGTTATGGCAGATGCAATGGTTGCTCATGTTTTAGAAAGTGAACCAATTTATGTTGATACGAAAACTAAACCGATTATTCAAGCTAATTCAGTGGCAGCACGAATGAGAGAATATAACAAAGAGCAACTTGGAAATGACAGGGATGCTTATATTATGGGAGTTAGATGAGAAAACAAGGACCTTCAGTGATAGACCAGAAGATGCACGAAAGTGTGGAAGATTCAATTAGTAATTTAAGTTATAAGAGAGATTTACACAAAGAGTTTGTTGCTAACTATGTTGGAAATCATTATTCAGATGACCTTACTTTAGGTGCTACTAAGATTTATGAAAACAATATTGAGTTGTTTGTTGCTACATACACTTCCTCTATGGCACCAGCCGAACTTGTAACTCATGTAACATCTGACATAATGAGCCTTTCTGGTATGGCAAAGACAATATCAATGGGGGCTGATAAAGACATAAAAGAAGCAAATCTTGCAGAGTGTCTTTCTAAAGTTTATGTGGATTCATTATTTACTCTTGGAATTGTGAAGATTGGTTTGTCAAAGATTGCTACCTATGAAGGACGTGATATCGCAGCACCATTTGCCGACTATGTTCCTTTCGATAATTACTTCATAGATATGTCAGCAAAGACAAGTGATGCAATTCAGTTTGAGGGAAATGACTATTGGCTTGAAGCAGATTTGATTGATGAGATTTTTAACAAAAAAGTTGATGGTGAAGATAATGAGATTGATGAATCACAAGGCGGAAAGACGCAATCTCTTAGTGGTGTCAATCCAGCTATAACGACTTATAAAGATAGAGTTCATTTGAGAGATGTTTGGGTTCCTTCCGAAAGTAAGATTTACACTTATGTTGTTGAAACTTTGGAATTAATTTCAGAGGTTGAATATGATGGTGATGAAGATGGTCCGTATGAAAGATTGTTTTATTGGGATGTTCCTGGAAATATATTACCGCTAAGTCCTCTTGCATCTGTATTTGGAATGAGTACACTTTGCAATGATATTTACCGCAAAAATGCAATGCAAGCTCTCTCCCAAAAGAATATATCAGTTGTTGGTAGTGGTGATGATGATGATGCTATCAGAGCAAACTCTACTCCAGATGGACATATCGTTTCTATGAGAAAAGGTTCACGTCCGGAGAAGGTTAATCTGGGTGGACTGCAAACAAACACTATGGTATTTTCAGACAATCTACGAACTAATTTTTCTAGGCAATCCGGCAATCTTGATTCTCTTGGTGGACTTCGACCGCAAGCAGATACTTATAAACAAGAAGATTTGCTCAACGAGAATGCAAGCGGTGGAATCGCTTATATGTCAGCTAGACTGAATAAGTTTGTAAATAAGATTGTTAGCCGATTTATATATTACAGATGGACAGATCCAGTCGCTCAAATGGATTTAGAAAAACCAATTGGTAAAACTGGATTGGTTCTTCCTGTTCAGTGGAATAGCGAAACTCAAGAAGGTGACTTTTTGGATTTCAACTTTGATGTTGAGATTGTATCAGCAGTTGACAAGTCTCCAGAAGCTAGGTATCAGAAGCTAGTTGGCACAATGAACGAAATTATACTCCCTCTTGGTCCAGCTATTGAAGCAGCCGGTGGAGTTATAGATGCTCAAGCAATTATCAAACGTGCATCTGAATTAAGGAATTTACCAGAGTTAGAAGATATCATTAAATTTGGTCAGCCTGTTCAGACAGAAGAAGAGTCTGCTGATAGGCAAGTAACAAAGCCCCCATCAGAACCAAAGGTCTATCAACACATTGGTGGTGGCGGTGGACAACCAGAGGGATTGGCTAATATGTTGCAGTCTGAAGGTGGAGGTGAAAGTCAATAATGCCTATCTACGTCTACGAAACTAAAGATGGTGAAAAAATAGATAAAGTTTTTTCTTTACAAAAGCGACCAGAAACTATAACATTACAAGATGGAAGAGTCGCTAAGAGGATTTTTGCTGTTTGTAGCTTTAGTGGTGGAGATACTTCTAAGGGTTGGCCATTGAAAGATTTCGCTTGTGGTGTCTCTCCAAGTGAGGTAGCGGAACGTAGAGCAGAATTTAAGAAAAAAGGTATAAAAGCGGATGTTCACCCTGACGGTGATATTATTCATCATAATGCGGTTGAACGAAAAGATACATTAAAAAAACTTGGTCTACATGACCGAAATTGTTATAACTAGGAGAAATTGAAATGGCTAAAGATATAGTAAAAGAAACGATGAAAGAAATGTTGACTATTGCTGATGAAGCAAGCAAGGGCGTAAACGCTGAAGATATTGCGGTTGACCCACTTGGACAAGAAGATGTAAAAGATGAGAAAATTGTTGAAGAGAAAAAACAAGATGAACCAATCGTAGACGAGGTAGAAGTCGAGGATGACGATGGACAAGATGACGGACAAGATGACGATGCAGAGTTTAATGTAAGTGACGAAGTGGTTGAAAGTGCAATCAAGGCTGGAATGAGCTATTCAGATATTTTGAAACTTAACGATGAAGATATGATAAGTAGAATGGCAAATCTTTCCATTAACAAAAATGTTGACAAAAAAGAAGATGCTCCAAAAGCAGATGAACCAATGGATTTGTCATTTCTTGATATAGAAGATATCTTTGAGATGGAAGACCCAGCAGCAGTATTTACAGGATTAAAAGGAATAATTTCAGGTTTAGCAGACCAAATCTCTACGTTGAAAACTCAACGTCAACAGGACGTGCTAATTGACGGCACCTCGGAGATGATGTCAAAGTTAAAACCAGAACAGCAGGTAAAGGTAAGGGAGAAAATGGATGTTCTCTCAAAGGGATATAGTCAAAGTGGGGTAAAGGCTAGTGCAAGTGACATTTTTAATGAAGCTTCAAAATTAGCATTGGGAGATACTTTGTCTAAGGATGCAATAAATAAATTGACAAATCGTTCTAAAAAGACCATTCAACGAGTACCAGGTAAAAAGGGTATAAAGGTTAAACGAGCTTTAACCGAAGAAGAAGCCCATGAAAGTGTACTTGCAAAAATGGAAAAAAAGATGGACGGTTTTGCTAAATAGAAAGAGCTAAACAATGGCAATTCAAGAATTAACACCAGACCAGATTAATGATTTGGTTGAGGGCACACTACCTGATATAGTAAAAAAGGGTGGTTATACGAATTTACAAACAGATATTACTGAATTTGTGGGAATGAGTAATCTGTATGATAAACATATAAAAACATTTCATGGCGGTATGCCTTGGCGTGTTGACGCACAGGTTGACCAAAATCATAGTGCAAAATGGACAGGGTTGTATGCGGATGATTCAACTGCTTCTGGCGATACAATGGAGAAAATCGAGATTAAACCTCGTTTCTTAACGGCAAATATTACTTGGGATGTAAAAGAACCTATGTTCCAGCAAGGTGCTTCGGCAATTTATGACTTGCTCGAAACTCGTAGTACTGCTAGAGATGTTTCTATTGCAGAAAAGCTTGAAAATTCAATCTTTAATGGTGCACAAGATTCCAGTGACAAACTTACTATGTTTGGTTTGGATTATTGGCTGCAGAGAAGTGCTAGTAAAGGCTTCAATGGTGGAGACCCTGCTGGTTTTGCAGAAGGTTGCGGTGGTTTAAAAATTGCTGATGTTCCTCGTTGGGCTAATTACACAGATACTTATTCTGCTATTACAAAAACTGACCTTGTTAAAGCAATGAGAACAGCTTTTGTGAAAACAAACTTCAAGTCTATTACTAAAAATGCTGTTCCAATGCTTGGCAAAGGAAGAGGCATTTATTGTACAACAGATACACTGTTAGAGTTTGAAGATATTTTAGATGCAGGAAACATGAATCTTGGTACAGATTTAACAAATACAGCTGGCGAAGTTCTGTTTAAGAGCTTACCACTTGTTGCTGTTCCTATTTTGGATGACGATGCTACAGCTCCAATCTTGATGATTGATTGGAATACAATGGCATTTGGCATTCAGGCTGGTTGGAAAAAGAAGATGAGTAAACCTACGCAAGTAGCAAACAAACATACTGTTTTCCAAGTTCATACAGACATGGTTGTTAATCTCGCCTGTACTAATCGTAGAAACAATTCTATTATTTACAAGGTTTAAAATAATATTTAAAGGAAAGAGGATATTAAAATGAGTGGTGGACCAAACACAATCGTAAATGCTCCTAACAGAGAAGTTATGAGACAAAAATATGATGGAACGGATGCAATTGAAGTGGGTGAAAGCTTCTTCGGTGATTCAGATGAGGTTAATGTAGTAGTAAGACCAACAATAGCAGCTTCAAGGCGTTTTGCTGGTGTTTCAATGGAAGCTCAAAGAGCTAATACTACACGCAATTATATTGATCTTGCAACTCCAGGCTCTAAGTCTGCGCAGGTTGCTGTTGCTGAAAATGTAAGTATCGGCGACCCTATTTCTGCTCTTGTTGCAGATGGTCGAGGATTCTTTGTTAAAGGTGGTATTGCAGGTACTTCTACGGCAGTTGCTAAACAAGCTACGACAAATGTACTTGTTTCGTTACTTGCGAATACAGCAAGTGTTGCAGATGATGGTATCACAATTACGTTGCCAGAAGCTGTCACAACGACTGCTGCTGGACAGACTGTTCAGATTCTATCAAGTGCCGCTGGTGTTTTAACCGGTGGAAGCTATAAGATATCAAGTGTTACTAGCACAACAGTTATTGTGTTGACTTCAACTTGTGCTGGCAGTGTTCTAAGTGGTGCTACAAAAGCATGTCTATGTATATATGCTGTAAAACCTCTGGTTTATGCAGAAATACTAGATGGTGTTCAAACTTGTGGCGTTCAATACATTAATGGTATTGCAGCAACATTGACTCCTACAGGTGTTACAGTTTGTCAAGGCAATCAAGCTTTGGCTGCTGATATTACTGTTACAATCCCAGCTGGCGAACAAGGCGACTTTAAAGTTGTCAAGATGGCTGCTGCTGGTATTACTGGTGGTTTTGTTTACAACATAACTCCTGCTGCTGGCGTTTCACTCGTTGATACTGATGGTACAACTGATCTTGCTTCTGCTGACCTTACAAATGCAGCTACGTCTGTTTTTGGTATGCAGTATATAGGAACCTCTTGGTTTTTAAGTAAAATTGTTGGTGTTACTGAAACAGGAAGTTAAGGTAAAATAATATGAATACCTACGAGACACTGAAATCAGATGTTGGCTACTTTCTTGGATATGGACACAGTGGATTTTCTGCTGATGAAGTATTAGAGATTGAAAAAGCAGTCAACAAGGGCGTTGATGCGTTTTTGCATCCTAAGATAGTTGATGAAGTTGGTTACAAATGGTCGTTTCTAACGCCTGTTTCTACCATCACTTTGACTGTTGACGAAGATACTTACGCATTGCCTTCTGGTATTACTGGAATCGTAGGTAATTTACATTATCCAAAAGATAGTGGGCTTGCGTCCATAGCTTTTGATGTCGGTCAACAAAGAATTGAAGAAGCTCAACAATTTTATGGGAATGAAGGATATCCAACTTTGGGTACTCTTCTTTCCACAAAGGTTGATGATGCTTTAGTTCAAAAATTACTTGTTTATCCTACGCCCCAAGTAGAGGTAGTTATCACGTTCAAAGGGATAATTGATGTTGACGAAACTATCGTTGATGCCGAATCTCCTGCTGGAATGGAATTATACTCTGGGGTTATCAGTCAATCTTGTTTGGCAGCTGCTGAACTTTACGTGGATGATGATGATGGTAAACATGAAAAGAGATTTGTTGAAATGTTGAAGGGAGCAATTGATCGTGATAGAAGGCTGAAACCTAGTTTACTTGGTTATGCTGGCGATAAAAGACCTTTTCAATCTGATGTCTTTAATTATAATGGTTCAAGTCCGTTTTATAACAACTTTAGGAGAGAATAATGAGAGCAAGAGTAAAAGATTTACTTCATATTAAGAACGATGAAGCAGTTGATGGGTTGATGAAAGGAATAGGAGTAACGACTCCTACTGACGGAGACCCAGGATGGATGGGTGGTGCTACTTTTTTGAATAGTACCAATGGTTATGTTTATTACAATGAAGGTAGTATTACTTCTTGTGATTTCAATAAAAGTGATACGCTGACAGTTGCTCAGATAGCTTTGCTTGATGTTACGGCTGGTACGGCTGAGGCAAGTAAAGTATTAACAGCTGATGCTAATATTGACATTGATACACTTAGAAATGTTGGACTTACTGGTGACCTTACGGTTGGTGGTGACGCGGCAGTTACCGGAGCTATTACAGCTGCTTCTCTAGTTGTTGCATCATTAAGTAATACACCTGTTGCTAGGACAGCGACAACTACTGGTGCGACTACTGGTACTATTGCAGATGCAGGTGTTTTTCAGCATGTTAATGTGACTTCGGATAGTGCTGCTAAAATTATTATACTTCCTACTCCTACGCCTGGAACTATAGTAGTATTGGCGGTTACTTCTACAGGGTATGAGTTGAGGTCAAGTGCACCATCTACTGTACTGATTGGTGGAGGTACAGGAGGGGCAGCTGTTGAGTCAGCTATTCCAGCAGATAGTGTAGCGGTTCTATATTGTACTTCAGCTACTTCGTGGCTTGGTTTTACAATTACAGGAACTACTTTGGCTGCTGTTGAAGCGGCTGCTTAAATGAGAAAACAAGTGCGACTCTTCGGGGTCGCTTAACTTTAGAAAGGTTTTTCTCATGGACAATGTTGTTGAAATGGTTGCGATATCGAAGTTGGCTATTTATGTACTAATAGGAGTTACGGTTTTCTTCTGGTCGCTAATCATGGCGATGCTCGGTTGGTACATTAAAATGACGTATGCTGTTCAACAGAGGCTTATCGATAGGGTTGGAACCTTAGAGAAGGATTCAGTTACTTGGCCTAAGTGCGAGGACTTGAGAGACAAATGCCCTTGGGGCAAAGCATCGGAGGAGTTGAGACATAACGTTCAAAGGCTTCTTGTTGCAAATGGGATAGTAACATAGAAAGGTAAATTATGGCAGAACTATTAAAATGGGTTGGCGGTTCGATAGTGGTTATCTATTGTCTGCTTAAAGGAGCTAAAGAAGTAATTCTTTTAACTCCATCAAAGAAAGATGATAAGTTTTGGAACAGCTCTCTTGTAAAGGGTGGAAATGTTATGATTCAACTCGGTGCTGATTTATTCAAAATCGAGAAGATTAAAGGGTTGATTGTTTTGAAACCTATTGACATACCAGAGGATGACGTGGAATGACCGGGAAGCTTATAACAGGGTTATTTGCTGGGATAGCTACCTTGGTGGTAGCTATCCTTACTTTTATTTTCAAAAGGAAAGATAAAAAAGATGCAGATAAAAAGAAATCTAAGAAGAGCATGGTTGATAGTGTTGATTCTGACCGTGAGCGTTTTATTCAGCGTGGGCTGTAGAACGACACCAGAACACGTTAAAATCTTCAATCCAGAAGGTATGTACGTGATAAGCAGGAGTAGAGGCAAGGTAGAACTTTACAGCAAGAATAAGGGAACCAATTCCTTTAGTTATTTTGGTTGGAAGAATTTGAGTACCCTAGAGGGCTATAGTATAACATTAGTAGATTGGACAAAAGAAGATGATTGAGAAAATAATAAAGTTTTTTATGTTTATATTTTATTGGGCGGTAGCTCACGAGCCTGAAGAGGATGTGCCAGAACCTACGCCTGACCCTGAAAGACTAAAGACTGTTCAGAAAGTGCTCTTATGGATGGAGAGTGGCAGTGCGAAATTGCAAGACATAACGAATCTCAAACGATGCTCCATGAATCAGCATGATGTAATTATAACAGATACTAAAATAGATTTAAAGGCAACGAGAACAGTTCAGTTAGCTGGCGGTTTAGTTGCTCTGTGTGTACATCCTTGGTACTCCCCCTGGAATAAAGGTATGACAGAATGTCTGAAACAAGTTAAAGAATATGCAAAGCACTATGATTACATTGTACTTGACTACGAAGGTCCTCTTGCCAATGCAGACTTTGCTAAGAAGTTGCAACAGTTTGGCAAGCCTTTGATTCTTGCTCCTAAAGCCGACCCAAAGTATATGGTCGATCAATATGAAGGACTCTCCAACCTAGAGGGAGTTGTCTTTGCTTGGTGGAACTACAGTTATACGCTGAAAGACTGGCAGAAATTTCTTAAAGACTATGAGTTTAGGTCATCTTGTAAACATCTAGTGCTTTTGAGTATAGGCAAAAAGTATCGTAAGTACGTTTCAGATGCAGAGATTAAGAACATTATTTTGAATTTAAAGGATGTAAGGGCTGGTAGTTTTTCACCTAAGAATGACTATCCAGCATTCAGGGTGGTTAATAAGATTTTAATAAAGGGGAAATAATGAGTGTAACGATTACAGAAGCTAAACAAGTAGCGGATATGGCTACAGCAACGCAGACGGATTTGGAAACGTTGAAGATACCCGGGTCTATCGTGTTAGATGCAGTCAATATATCTAAGTCAACAGACGCTGATGCTTTCTGTGTCTATTTTTTGGCTTGGTTGAAAGCAAATCGCCAGATTGAATTTAAAGCAAATGGCGTCATTTCGATGTGGAATGCTGATGTGAACGGTTACATGGACTTAAATGCGGAAGGAGCAACTGGTAGTGAAAATATTAACTTGGATAACGTGTAGTTTACTTGCGGTTAGTTGTTATGGTATTAACGCACCAGTAGTTGTAGATAGGACTACTCATCTAATAACTTGGCCTACAGACTTTATAGACCTGAATTTTGGATATCTTGATGAGTCCTTTAATGCTATGAGTAACAATGTTACAGCATCTACGAATTGGGTTGCAGATCAACTTGATGGCATAAGTACTGATATCTACTTGGAGTTATACGGTGATTTGAATGCAAGCGTACTTGCTCTGTCGACTAATCATAATACCACTTTGAATACGGTAAACACAAATCTCCTTAATCAGATAGACATTGTTGATACCGACCTTACAGCAGATATAACAGCATTAGATATAGAACTTAGTGCAGATATAAACACTGTTGACACAAACTCTACAGCTCAATTGTATATTGTTAATACTAATCTGACTGCTGAAATTGGGACTTTAGACGTTAAATTGAGTGCAGATATAAATACTGTCGATACTAATCTTACAAGTGAGATAAATATTGTTGACACAAATTCTACAGCTCAACTATATATTGTCAATACTAACTTAACTGCCGAGATCGCTCTGTTTACTGAATCTACGGTTAATTATTTTACGGCATCAAATACTTTTTTGAGTTTTGCTGGATTAAGGAGTTCCGCAATAGTTACTACAAATATCACGAGCATAGACTTTGGCCCCCCTGTGGTTACCAATTTCTCTTATACAACTACATACGACTTTTATCCTTTTGTTACCAAGAGTATTACCAATGCTTTGTATGCTATCGTAACCGGCAAGGTTGATTCTATAGATTTTATAGCCTCTACTAATGCCTTAACTGTTTCTATTGCTACTAAGGTTGACTCTAGTGATTATGTAATACACACCAACGCAGTAGCTGTGTCTACTAATGCTATTGTGGTTGATTTAGCTACTAAAACAACGTATGCTGAAACCACTAACATTGCCAACAACGCAGTGTCTGATTATGACAGCACCAACAACTTTGTGAAAGCGCCAGGGATTACCAACATTGCCGACAATGCTGTATGGGAGTACGCTTCAACAAACAATTTTGTTACCGCTCCTATCGTTACCAACATTGCAGAGAATGCTATAGCAGACTATACCAACACAATAAATGTAATTACAACCGATGAAGATGGGCGAGTGATTCCATCAACGTTTTTTGATGACAATGGTGTAGTTAGAACAAACGGAATTAGTGGCTACGTGACAGAAGCGTCAAGTCCAAACTACGATGTCAATACGACTTCGTACTTCTTCGGTGCGGAGAATGCTACTGGGTATAGTATTACTACAAATACAGAGGGGTATGTCGGATCAATTACTACAAATGCAGCGACCACAAATTATAACATGGGAAGTATCTATTTTAGTTTTGACACAGGTACTTCAAACTACAACACCTTTGCTTCTGCCTGGAGTTTAAGTACTAATGTTTATATGTTTTGGGATGATGTTGATACTTATGAACAGGGTGCTATACCTCTTAACTTTGGGAATTTGTTAAAAGAGTCAACTAATCCACAAAGATGGGCATCACAAATAAGAGCAGCAGTAGACGCCACTCAATTTGTGGATTTTCAGGCGGTATCAAATTCTTTCGTAACTTCTGTTTACCCTCCTACTAACGGTTTATTATATGGAACTACCAGCGTATACACAAACACAGCTTTGCTATACTCTTTTGATGATATAGCTGCGGTATTGTGGAATCCAACCAACTCCCCATCTACTACCATAACGAACACGACTTATACGACAAATTGGGTGGCAACGGTTGACACAAACATCACATATTCCCCTCTAGTAAACGAGAGTGCGTTAGCAGACGAGGGGTTTGCAACAACTCAATTCGTAAACAGTGCAATAGCACCCTTGGCGACATCAACCGAATTAGATGCGGTTGCAAGTGCGGGAACTAACTATGCACAAATGGTTGCCTTGTACGGTTCAAACTACGTTGAGAAACTCGAGCAGTATGGAACGCTTGACATAACAATCACGCCCGATAGCGCATGGACTTTTGACGGATCAGGAACGATAACAGCCTACAGTGGAAGCTATACAGACGTTGTTATTCCTTATGAGATTGGTGGGGTTGCGGTTACTAATATTGGGGATATGCTTTTTGAAACTGATACCAACGTTGAATCTATTATTGCAGGCAAGAATCTTATTTCTATTGGTAGCGACTTCTCAGGCGCTTGTGATGCTCTAGTATCCATAACGTTGCCAAGTGTTATTTCTGTTGGTGATAGTTTTGCTAGCGGATGTGCATCATTAAATTCTGTTTCGTTATCGTGTGAAGCCCCAACTGTTGGTTTGACACCCTACCTAACATCCCTCAACGTCACAAACTACGTCCTTAACGCCACAGCGACGGGATGGAGTGACACGTTTGGCGGTAAACCAGTAGTTTTCCCTAGTCATACTTTAGAAGATGTGGAAATTAAAGGCGATGCAACAATAAACGGGGTTGGGATTGCAACGATTACGATAACCAACGGATTTGCAACAACTCAATACGTTGATTCTGCTATTGCTGGCATTGACACAAGTGACTTGGCAAGCACCTCCTACG